ATCAAAAGCTTCAGCTAGACACATTGTTAAAGTTTATAGAGAGTCTTACAATCTATATGCTGTTCACGGTATTTTATTTAACCATGAAGGTACGAAAAGGGGAGAAGAGTTTGTAACTCGTAAAATTACCAAAGGAGTGGCTCGAATTAAGAAAGCTATAGAAAATAATCAAGTATTTACCCCAATTGAATTAGGTAATCTAGACTCTAAAAGAGACTGGTCAGATTCAGAAGACTTTGTTGATGGAGTATGGAAAATGCTAAATCAAGAAAAGCCCAAGGACTATGTTCTTTCTAGCGACGAGACCCATTCGATCAGGGAGTTCGTAGAGAAGGCATTTAAATTTGCTGAAATAAATGGAGCTTGGCATGGGCAAGGGCTAACCGAAGAGTATAGCGTTACAACCGAGTACGCTTTAAAAAATGAGCCTATCTCATCTATCTTAGTTAAAATAAATCCTAAATTTTATAGACCAGCAGAGGTCGACCTTCTCTTGGGCAATTCTGAGCCAGCTAGGGAAGAACTCAAGTGGGCTCCAAAAACTTCATTTAATGCCCTTGTCAAAAAAATGGTTGAAAATGACATTCGCCTCTTGACTGGGGCCTGAAGGCGTCCATATTGGACCGTGCCTCCGGGTCCAAAAAAACCTAGAAAATTAAGCAATCACCAGTTGCTAGTTATGGCTTTTTTAAATGAGCCAAATAAATGTAACTGGCCCAACGAGATGCGGGTTGCTGGCAAACTAATCAAGCAGTACGGTTTTGATTTTTTAATTAATCTAAAGGGAAGAACTAAGCTTATTTCTCTCACTTGGTTTCTTGGGGAGAATGGCAAAAAGTTTCTTAATGATATCAAAAAATACCAGTCTCTTTCTTTTGAAAAAGAAAAGATTGAATTAGAAGATAAGCCAGTAGCTCCTCCTACAGAAGTAAACAAAAAACCAAAGTCGGTAAAAGAGTTTTTAAATTTATTCAATAAATAATATGGCAAGACCAAAGAAAGAAATAACCGAAAGTGAAGAGCCCCAATCAAACGACAAGCTTAGGGTTCTAGATAGCATCTTAAAGACTAATAAAGATCACCATTACGCTTACGATAATAATATTGATTATGTTGTAAGTAGTGGTAGCCTAACTCTTGATATTGAGATGGGCGGAGGCATTCATCCTGGCATCGTTCGCTCCTCTGGAATTACCGAGGGCGGGAAGACAAGCAATGCCTTGTCATTTGCTCGCAACTTCCAAGCTCTGCATCCTGAAAAAGGCTGCATTATTTATATCAAGTCAGAAGGCCGTCTTAGCGAGAATATGGTTTCCCGTTCTGGCGTAAACACTGATCCTAGCAAGTGGCGCGTAATTCCTACAAATGATTACGAGTTTGTGACGGATACCATGCGAGAACTTATCAAGAACAATGATGATGGAAATATTTATTTCTTCATAATTGATAGCTTGGATGCGTTGGTTCCAAGAAACGACTTGGCAAAATCAGCAACTGAGGCCAATAAGACCGCTGGAGCGGCATTGCTTACGGCTGATCTTCTTCGTAAGATGGCGGCGGCATTCTCTTCCAGAGGTCATATTTGCTTTCTTATCTCTCAGGTAAGGTCTTCCATCAAGATCAATCCTTATGAAAAGGGCGATCCCAAGGTTACCAATGCAAGCGGCGGAAACGCTGCCTTGCACTATTCAGATTGGATCTTAGAATTCCAACAACGCTGGAATAAAGATTTTATTTATGCTAATGCCAAAGGCGAGGGTAATCCTGTAGGCCATTGGTGTAAGATTGTCTTTAAGAAGACTCCTAACGAAAAATCTGGTAGAGAAGTACGATACCCAATTAAATACGGCAGAACCAATGGTTCAAGCGTTTGGATTGAGTATGAGATTGTTGACCAGCTTCTAGCTTGGGAGTTCGCTCACGCCAAGGGCGCTTGGATTACCATCACTGACGAGCTAATTAAAGAACTAGCTGACAACAATCTTGAGTTTCCAAAGCAGCATCAGGGAGAAGCTAATCTAAAGAACTTCTTGGAAGAGCATTCCGATATTACTAAGTATCTATTTAATAAGTTTATTAGTGTGCTCAAGAAATGAAACTCTTTAATATATATGGTAAAATTGTAAATAAGAATGTCTCTGAATATCTTATTGATTGGGATGCCAGTTCTCGTTCTAAAATACAATTTAAAACCAAGCAATTCCTTAAGAATTATTGGAAGAACCATATAGTCTACGAAGAATTTCCCGTCTTTGGATCTCTGTTGAAAGTTGACATTATCAATGCAACACGCAAGATTGCTGTGGAAGTTCATGGTCCGCAGCACTCTTCTTACAACAAATTCTTTCATGGCGAATCTAGATTGAATTATCTTAAATCAATCAAAAGAGATGTCGCAAAAGAAAATTGGCTTACCTTGAACAAATTTGTCCTGATTGAAATATATCATGACGAAGTAGACTCCTTGAACGCAAGCTTCTTTAAAGAAAAACATAATATCACTCTCTGATGTCGATCTACTCCTTACAACTAGAAAAATATCTCCTATCTGCCCTAATTAAGCATCAAGACGCTTTTGCAGATATAGAGAGCTTTATTACCGAAAATGATTTCGTCAATGATGTTCATTATACAATCTTTTGTGTGTATAAGGACACATACAACAAGGGCGAGACTATTGATAAAGTTCTAATAGCCCAGAAAGCAAAAAATCTCGGCATCACATTTAAAGATCAATCTGTTGATGTATTTAATTATGTTAATAGCATTTGTCTTATCCCAACAACAAAGGGAGGATTGATTGATTCCGCTAAAGAGCTTCTTAAGTTTAGGGTAAGAAGAGAGCTAGAGGAGACTGGCGAGGAGATTAAGAAGTTCGCGCATTCTTGTGCCGAAAAAGAACTTGAGGAGATCATTACTGAAAGCGATCAGATCTACAATAAAAATATATCTCCATATACTCATAATAGTAATAAGCCAGAAGACATCACCTCAAATACAATCGAATTAATTGAGGAGCGAGGAAATAATCCAATTAAAGAAACTGGTCTTGAAACTCCATACCCCAACTTCAACAGATTGTATGGCGGCGTAAGACCCGGAAATCTATATGCTTGGGTTAGCCGACCAAAGCATGGTAAATCTACAATCTTGAATGATTTGGCTATCAAGACTACAACTATTAATCCTGGTTGTAAAGCTCTTGTTCTTGACACCGAAATGTCTACTCAAGATATGAAGTTTCGAGTTGCTTCTTCTATAACTCAAATTCCCGTTTGGTATCTAGAAACTGGCAACTGGAAAAAAAGCCCAAATTTATACAAACTTTTCCAAGAAAAGAAAAGTGAAATCTTAAAGATCCAAAACCAAGTAGATCACGTTCAGGTTTCTGGAAAGCCAATCCATGAAGTCATATCTATTATCAAGAGATGGTACTTCGCGAAGGTAGGTCGCGGCAATCCATGCGTTGTTATTTATGATTACATTAAGCTCACTGGAGAGTCTGATAAGAATAAGCAAGAATATCAATTGATTGGAGATAAGGTAAACTCTTTGAAAGAGCTATGCTCAGAACTTAATATTCCAATTCTAACAGCTTGTCAATTAAACCGCAGCGCAGAGAACGGAGTTGACGATAGTAGTGCTATTTCTCAATCTGACCGCTTGCAATGGTTCGCTTCATTTGTAGCCATCTTTCGTAGAAAAACTGTAGAGGAGATTGCTGACGATGGAGAAGAGTTTGGCTCCCATAAACTTATTCCTCTTGCAACAAGATTCCAAGGCAAAGATTCCGCTGGTCATCACGATCTAGTTAGAATCAAAGAAGGCAAGAAAATAAAATATGCCCCAAATTATGTAAGCTTCAATATTCAGAACTTCAATGTAGAAGAGAAGGGAACTCTAGAAGATATTATTTCTGCTAGAGCTTTGCGACCTGAGTTGGATGATTCTGGAGATGGTGAAATTCTATGAACGACTGCGAATCTGTTAGGAGGATTCTTCAAGACATTGGGTATGTATTAACGGATAATGGTAGAGAGTTTAGAGCTAAACCTCTTTATCGAGATTCCGATAACGATAGCGTACTCAGAATATGGAAGAATTCTGGGCAATGGGTAGACTTTAAAGAAAACAAGAGCGGCTCTTTAGAAGAGCTTATTCGGCTTACTTTAAAGTTAAAGTCCATAGAAGAAGCCAAACAATGGATAGGCGCTAAAGGCATTTCAATAAGCAATGAGGAAATTGAGAAGCCCAGAGCCATCACAAAACAGATTCAGTATTTTGAAAAGTCTCTACTGCTTAAGCTTACAAAAAATGACGACTACTGGAATAATAGAGGCATCTCATCTTCCACCTTAGCGCCATTTAATGGCGGAGTCGCCACCACTGGCAAGATGTACAATAGATACACGTTCCCAGTTTTTGACAACAAAGATAATATCATAGGCTTTTCAGGAAGAGATGTCGCTCCCCTTTCCCTAGAAGGGCGTCCAAAATGGAAACATATTGGAGACAAGAAAGAGTGGGTTTATCCTTTAAAAGTTAATCTTGAAGACATCAAAAAATGTAAAAAGATAATTCTTCTAGAAAGTATTGGAGATATGCTTGCTCTTAGAGAGAATGGCATTAATAACTCTATAG